ATCAGCAATGACAATAGCAAACTTACCTACAGGTAGTGTAGTGCAGACAATTACGGCCAAACACACTACACAAGTAACTAGCACTAGTGGCACTTTGATAGATACTGGATTAACTGGTACTATTACTCCAACTTCAGCTAGTAATAAAATATTAGTGACCGTTTTGCAAAATGGTGTTTACAAAGATGGTTCTGCTGCAGCAGGTTGTGAAATACAAATTTTTAGAGGTTCTACTTCTATATCTGCAATGGCAAAAAGAGCTGGAGGCGACAATGGAACTGGTACTGCTGCAACTATGAGTATTGGAACAGTTGGTGCAAGTATATTAGATACTCCAAACACAACCACTTCTACAACTTATAAAACTCAATTTAAATCAGCTAGTAATGCTTCATCTGTATATGTTCAAGTTTACGGTGTCGACAGTACAATCATACTTCAGGAGATTGCAGCTTAATAAAACAAAAACTGTAATGGAAATTAAAGTATGATAACAAGTATAAATAGTCATATTAAAGGAGAACTTAAATGAAATACGATATCGCCGGCGCCTTATCTGCTTTAAAGCCAGGCGCAGAATGGGTACTAAGAGGTAATGAATTCTCAGGATTAGAATGGTTAGACGCAAGTCAAACTGCTCCATCTGAGTCAGAAATTACTACAAAAATTACAGCTATGGATAATGCAGAAGCAGCAAGACTCTTAAGAGTTGAAAGAGATGCTAAGCTCGCAGGACTTGATTGGGAAGTAACTAAAGCGCATTCCAAAGGTGAAGCTGTAGCTAGTGAACTCGCAACTTATATGCAAGCATTAAGAGACTTACCTGCAGGCGCATCGCCTACTACAGATGCATTAGGCGACTTAGTTGCTTCATCTGTAACATGGCCAAGTAGATAATGACTAGAGCGAGAGAGACTGCTAAATCTGGGTTTCTTACGGAAAAGACATTTCCGACAGGATCAAATGTTGTCTTTCGCTTGAATGACAGTAACTTAGACACAAGCATAACAATTGCTGCAGATAAAAATGCAATGGTTGCAGGACCTCTTTCAATTGATAGTGGTCAAACATTAACATTACAAGGTAACTTGAGTATAGTATAATGGCAAGTATTTTAAAAGTAGATAAAATTAGAGGAACTGGACTCGATAGTGATACTATGAGCTTTGACACTAGTGGTAATATTACGATTCCAAAAAATGTCACTTTCAGTGGAACTGTTAGTGGTGACAATGTTGGTGCAATTGTTAAATTAGCTACGTTTAATATTACAAATGTAGCAGAGTTTATTGTTAATTCAACTTATATTAATTCTACTTATGATACATATAAATTTGTATATGATTTAATAGCTGCAGGCGAAACAGCTACTTTATATAATCAAGCAGTAGTAGGTGGTACAGTTGATACCGGTAGTAATTACGGATTTGAATGTTTTCCTTTAGATGGAGGTAGCACTAGAGTTAGTGATAGCACAAATGTTATGTGTGTTCATAATAAATACAATATTGGTAATGGAGCTGGAGAAGGTATATCTGGAGAGTTCACTTTATTTAATGTTAACTCAACTACAAGAGCTGCATGTATATCTGGTCATTCAACTAGCTTTACTACTGATCCAGTTCCTACTCATCAGGTATTTGGCGGTGCTTATAAATCTACACAAAGAGCAAAAGTTCTTAATGGATTAAAGTTCTTTTTTGATGATGGTACACATAATATAGCAAGCGGATTTGTTACAATTTATGGAGTAGTAAAATAATGAGTAGATTAGTAGTAACAAATATCGAAACACAGAACATTATGTTTGATTCTGACACCACGGCTTTTACTATAGCGTCAGATGGCAATGTATCTGGCAACGGACTGGCCATGAGCAAGATATCAGAAAGTGTAGGAACTAACGTTGCACAATTTGATATTACAGGATTTAGTGAAACTTATGACACCTATTATATAAGCTTTGACGCAGTGGCGGCAAATGACAATATTCAATTTTTTGCTAAAATGTTTGTAGGCGGTACCTTAATAACTGCCAACCATTTTGGTTTTGAAGTTGTTACTAAAGGTTCTTCACCTTCAGTTTCTGAAGGAGACGATATATTTATCAGATTTGAGAGATATGGTACTGGAAATGCAGCTGGCGAGGGAATAACTGGAGGGTTTCATATATACAATAGAAACTCATCTACTAGACCTACTTCTGCAGCTGGTAGTTGTAATGGACTTTCTGGCAGCGCGAACCATGACCATTTATCATTTGGAGGAATTCAAAAACCTGCTTATGTAGGAAACGTAATGAGCGGAATAAGATTGTATTTTGCGAGCGGAAACATTGCTGCTGGCACAGTAAAATTATATGGAATTAAATAGGAGATAAAAATGCCAAGATTTAAGATGGTAAATGGAGACAGAATCCAGTTTACTGCAGAAGAAGAAACAGCAAGAGACACAGAAGAACAAGCATGGACAGACTCTGCTCCTGCACGAAGAATGGAAACAATTAGAGATAAACGTAATGTACTCTTAATTGACACTGATTATATGGGAAATTCTGATGTTACAATGTCAGATGCCTGGGCAGCATATAGACAAGCTCTTAGAGATATAACAAGTCAAACGCCAAGTGATGACGCACTAAGTAATATTAATTGGCCAACAAAACCGTAGGTTCAAATGGTAAGCACATTAAAAGTAAATAAAATTCAGATACCTAACAGTGATAGTGATGTTATATCACTTGATGCAAGTACAGGCAATATTACGCTCAATAAAATTTTAGGTGGAACTTCTATAACTGTACAGGGTGAAGGTACCGCTACAACTAGTTTACAGCAAGGATTAATTAAGATGTGGGCAGGAATGGACTTGTCTGTTACCGTTTTAGATTCTTTTAATGTTAGTAGTGTTAGAGATGATGCTGCAGGAAGAACAACTTTCTTTATTAACAATGATATGGCAAATGCTGGATATTCTCTTACGGGCATGGAAAATCAAGGGGAAGCTAACACTTGTATGGCTCAATCCCTTGCTACTGGTTCATTTCAATTTAATATATATACTGGTTCTGCTTATGTAGACAGAGATTGTGGAGTTAAGGTAAGTGGAGATTTAGCATGAGTACAATATTTGCTGATAAGTTTAAAAATACCGCAGGTGGCAATAACGTTAAGGTCAATCAGTTAAGTGGAATTGACACAGCAGGATCTATAATTATACAAGGTGAAGGTACCGCTACAACTAGTTTACAGCAGGGGTTAAGTAATCATTGGATTTCTGTACATATGGGCACTGGCGCAGTTAATGATTCGTTCAATGCTGCATCAATTACAGATAATGGCGTAGGAGATTTCACTAATTCTCTAACAAATCCTATGGCCAATGCGCATTATGCAAATACGATAGGTTCATTATATGTTGCAGCTTGGGGCCAAATAGGTTTTTTTAGATCTGATTCAGCAAGAACTACAACAATATATAGAACTGGCTCTGTTAATTATCATAATAACGGAAATGCTAAAGACAGTCCTCAGTTTGATACAAGTATAGATGGAGATTTAGCATAATGGCATTAAGTAGAATAGGAAAAGGTATAGGATTTAAAATTACACTGAAAACTGTAACTGCAAACACGATTATCGAGGCTACAGAGAACGCCATGATAGCAGGACCAATTACGGTTGCGAGTGGAGTAACACTGACAGTAAACAGTGGAGGAAGGTTGGTAGTCGTATGAGTACTTTAGCAGTAGAAAACATAACACACTCTAATGGAACTTCAGCAATGACTGTTAGTAGTGGCGGTGTGGTATCTTTAAAGTCATCAAGTTATGTGTTTGTCTATGCCAAAGGTTCTTCTGGTTATGTTACAGGAAGTACTGGTGATTATTTACCTTTTAATGCAGTTTATCAGCACAAAGGTACTGGTAATGCTGATTATAACACAACAACTTATAAATATACAGCTCCAGTTAGTGGCATTTATCAAATACATATGAAAACAATTGTAGCATCTACAAGTATATCTACTGATTATAGATTAAATGTTGATGGTACAGACCAGTATACTTTTACTTGGAGTGCTAGCAGAAATGTCGATCAATCTACATCTTTTTACTTAGATGCAGGACAAGTTGTTGGTTTTAGAAATGGTAATAATGCAGGTTATTATAGAAATTCTAATGACATGCCAACTGGAGATGTGTATACAGCAGGTTCATATCATTTATTGCAGGAGATAGCATGACATCAATTTATAAAAGTACTGATTTATGTTTAACAATTATGAAAATTAAAGGCTAGTAAGATAATGCCAAGTCAAATAAAAGTAGATGAGATTAAAAACGTTGCAGGCCAGTATAAGATTAAGACTAACACTTTAGAAGGTCAGACGGCTGCAAATAATATGACTATAAATTCTGGTAATATCACTGTTAAAGGTGAAGGTACCGGTACAACTAATTTACAACAAGGGTTAAATAAATCTTGGATTAACTTTAATGGCACAGGAACTATAGCAAGTCGTGACTCATTTAACGTATCTAGTCTTGCTGATAATAACACTGGTATGTATACAGTAACCTTTGCTAGTAATATGGCTAATTCTGATTACGCTACAGGTGGTGGAAGTGGTGAAAACAGTCAAGATGGAGGTAATAGAATGCTAGGATTGAGATTAAGGTCAACTACAGTACGAGAACTAAGGTCTTTTTCTGTTAACAGTAGTGCTACAGATAATGCAGAAGTTACCTGTGTAATAGCAGGAGATCTTGCATGACCGGCCAAATTAATGTAAATAAGATTGCAGCAAGAGGCGGAAATACTATTACGATTAATAGTGGTGATGCGCTCGATGTAACTTTAGTTAAAGGCGAAGGAAATGCCACAACAAATCTAAAGCAAGGGTTGGTAAAACAATGGTGTCATTTAGATTTAAATACAGAAAATAGTGTAGACGATAGTTTTAATACTTCATCTATTGCAGATGCTGCTACAGGAAAAGTAACTGTTACAAGAACAACTAATTTTGCTTCAATTAATTATTGTATGGCAAGTTCAGCATGGTCAGGTGGTAATAATTATGAAAGAAGTGGATCAAATCATGCAGCTAAAACAACAGCACTTCAGTTGGTTGCTGTAGCAATTAATTCAAATGGAACACTAGCAGACTGTCAAGATGTAGAATTAATGTATACAGGAGATTTAGCATGAGTACAATCGTAGGAACAAATATTGAAGTTACAAATCTTAAGTATGACTCTGATACAACCTCTATGATTATATCAAATGCTGGCCAGGTTACTATACAAGGCGAAGGAAATGCCACAACTAATTTACAACAAGGGTTAGCGAAGACTTGGGGTACTGTTGTGGCTCAAGCAACGGTTGATTCATTTAATAATTCTTCTGATACAGACGTAAGTGCAGGACAATTTGTACATAATTTTACAAATAACTTTACGGCAGCTAACTATGTAAGTGCTGCTAGTTGTGGTGCTGCAGGTGGTATTAGAACTTTTGCTAATACTAACTGGTACGAATCTAGTCACTATACTACTGCTTTAAGTAGAACTGGAACTTATGATGAAGCTGGTAGTGCATACAGAGATACATCCTTTAGTGTTGCTAGATTTGGAGATTTAGCATGAGTACATTAGTTATAGATACTATACAAGGTAGAGCATCTGCAAACTCGATTAATGTTCGTGGTGAAGGTTCGAATAATACAAACTTACAGCAGGGGTTGGCGAAGGTTTGGGCTAATACTTCTGGTGTTGGCACACCTGCTTTAGCTGATAGCTTTAATGTGGCAAGTGTCGCAGATAGAGGTACAGGAGTAGAAACATTTACCTTTACGACTGCTATGAGCAATATAAACTTTTCTACGCAAGCATTATCTGACCATAATACAGAGGGAGTAACTGTACAAATTGTACCTGATTTCGCTAACACAACAACGACATCAACATTGTCATCTGTCAATACTGGAGGTACTGCAAGAGATACAGATAAGAGCATCCTAATACACGGAGATTTAGCATGATTAATAATGGAGAAAAAATATGATAATTGAAACACCTGAATTTAAAGGTACACATTTATGGGACCGATTAAACTGGGCAAAACAAAAACTTGAGCCTATACAAACCGATTACAGAGTTGTTTGGGAAGATCCGAACGAACCTGATGAACCAGCAAAGATTACGATACCAGATCCTAACTGGTTAGCATGCGCAATGCAAGGTGGAATACTACCACCAGTAGAGTCTTATTGGGAACTAAAAAAAGATGAAGCACAACCAGATTTTAAGAAACATACAAGAGGTTATCTTTTGCATAATACGCAACCAGTTGGTAAGATGACTGAAGAAGAAGCAATTGAATATTTAATAATGAAAGATATTCCAGAACACGTCTGGAAAGATTATGATAAATCAAATCGTAAAAGATTAGTAATTTGTAAAAAGAAAAACCTTCCAAGCCATAGAGCATGGCGTAATTCATGGAAGATTAATCAAGAACAAAAAGTAGCATAAGGAGAGAGAAATGACTACAATGATTCAAGACAAAGACGGTGTAATTGCAATTGCACCAGCATCAGTACCAGACAGGCATTTTCGAAATGCATGGATATTTGATAGCGCACAAACAGCTATCACTGAAGACATTGCTGGAGCAAAAGTAATATTTAAAGAAAAGATAAGAGAAGTAAGAGCTCCATTGCTTGTTGCAGAAGATGTAATATATATGAAAGCTTTAGAAAGTGCTGATTCAGACGCTAAAGTCACAAGTGTTACAAAGAAAGTTGCACTAAGAAATGCACCTGCTGCGTCTGCAATTGACAATGCTGCCGATATTGCTGCGTTAAAAGCTGCATGGAATACTTCAGTTTTAGGTACTAGTCCATACGCTTAATACTATAAATAGTGTAAAAGGAATATAAAATGGCAGCTCCTAATTCACGAGGCACTCTAGCCGACTATTGCAAAAGACGTTTAGGCGAACCAGTTATCGAAGTCAATATTGATGAAGATCAAGTGGAAGATCGTATAGACGAATCGTTACAGTATTACAGAGAATTTCATTCTGATGCAACTGTAAGAACGTATCTTAAGCATTTAGTTACAGCTACGGATGTCACGAATCAGTACATACCTATAGCAACAAATATTATATTTATTTCAAAAATGTTTCCTGTTGCAGGTGGTATTGTTGGAGGC